CGGCTGTGAGTTTGGCACCTGACACAATGAATTCGTCAAACATGCCTTCCATCTCGCCCAGGCACTCCGAAACTTTTTCACGCAGTCGATCCTGGATGGTCATTTTGGCAGGCTCGTCTTTTTCAGGCACTGCTTCTACTTTGACTTGTTCTTTCACAGCCAGTGTTTCTGCAATCATGTTGTCGAGCTTGATTTGCTCATGCTCATCCAACTGCAAGCCCATGTCTGCCATGCGACACAGCCAGCCTGGTGTGAGTCGAATTTGACTGTCAGGTGTGGCACGGATTTTGCGAGCATCTCGAACACGTTCGCGGCGATCAAGATAGCCAGCAATAAAATCCTTGGCTTCTTTTTTGCCGTAGAAGTAGCCATACCAATTGAATGCCCTTGTAAGCACAGCAAATCGGTTGTCTGTGGGCTGTTCGCGCCATAGCGGCTCGTCGCCTACATACTTGGTGTCAGGGCTACGAGGATTCAAGGGTTTGATAACAGCAGTCTTCATTGGGGCTCCTTTGACTGTAATTATAACAGCATCCAAAATATTGGTCAACCTGCCCATAAATACTGTATCATGCCACGCCTAAGCCTCTACCGCCCAAATCGCACACGAGATTACCAGTTTTTGGACCGCACCATATCAGAAATGTATACTGTGGGCGGCTTGGATATCCTGGTGCACAAATACATGGGGCCGCAAACTGGGGGCGAAGATTCGGCCTTTTCGGGCAATGCTGATGCCACACAGCCAGTTTATGAAGATCAAAGTGTGTTGAACATTCAGGACTTGCTGTTGCTGGAAAATCGCGATCGAGTGTATGATCCTGATATCTATGTCATGCGAGGCGTATATAATACTCAAGACATTGACTTTGATCTCACACAATTTGGTTTGTTTTTAAACAATGATACTTTGTTCATAACTTTCCATTACAATGACATGATCGACACATTTGGACGCAAGCTCATGAATGGCGATGTGTTGGAAATACCCAACCTCAAAGACTATAATCCGTTGAATCCAGCCATTCCCAAAGCTTTTCCCAAATACTATGTGATTCAAGACGCTGCTTTTGCATCTGAAGGATTTAGCCAAACTTGGTTGCCACACCTATGGCGTGTAAAAGCCACACCACTGAACGACCAGCAAGAATACAAATCTATCACAGACAAACCTTTTGTGGCTGAATACATCTGGGACCCGGGAGATTTTTACCCCATGGGTGCCATTGTGAACTACGGTGATGTTTATTATCAAGCTCAAAAAAACACACCAGCTGGCACAGAAATAACCAATACTGAATTCTGGGCTCCTTATACTCCAGCCACTATCAGTGATGTGCAAGGCACCAGAGTCAAAGACACACAACTCAATGATGCCATACTTACACAGGCCGATGTCGAAGTGCCACTGAGTGGGTATGACGTCTCCAAATTTTACATTGTGCCAACACAGGATGATCAACCAGGCAATCCTGACAGCATCACAGCCGATGAAACACTCACAGTGGATGGCACTCAAGGTGGCATGAATGTCACGCCCAAAAGTTTTGGCTACACCATGGGTTATCTCACTGGCAGTGATATGGCACCCAATGGTTTGCCAGTTACACCCGGAGTGAGTTTTCCAACCAATCCAGTGAGTGGAGATTATGCTTTGAGATTGGATTACCAGCCCAACCGACTGTTTAGATATGACGGTCGTAGATGGGTAAAAATTGAAGAAAATGTGCGTACCAACTTGAACAATGGTTCGACCAACAATACTTTGCGTTCAACCTTTGTAAACAATACATACACAGTGCCGACCACTGACATGGGCAACATTCCCAGCAGACAAAGTCTGAGTGAAATTCTCAAACCCAGAGCAGACAACGGCGACGATGGCGGTGACAAACCCGCCAAACCTTTTCCTCGCACACAACCAGGACAGAGATCGAGTTAACCATGCAACAATTCTTTTACGACGAGCAGATCCGACGATTTCTGTTACAGTTCACTAGAATCTTTTCAGGCTTTCAAGTAGAATATGGCCGAGAAGAAAACAGTGAAAATGCTGCACTGTTGCGTGTGCCTGTGCGTTACGGCGACTCTAGTCGTAATGCTCAAACTATAATTCAACAAAACTCTGCGTCCAGCCTGCCATCAACTCCGTTGATGACTTTTTACATCACTGGTCTAGATTATGATCGCTCACGCATTCAAGAACCATACCATGTGAGCAAAATTGAAGTTCGTCAACGCACCTACGACCCTGCCACTGAAACTTATGAAACCACGCAAGGCAATGCATTCAGTATTGAAAGACTGATGCCAGTGCCTTACAAGCTCACACTGAACTTGGATATCTGGACCAGCAATACCAATCAGAAATTACAGTTGCTAGAACAAATTTTGACATTGTTTAATCCCAGTTTGGAAATTCAAAGCACTGACAACTACATTGACTGGACATCTTTGAGTGTGGTGGAGCTGGACGGCACAACCTGGACTTCGAGAACCATTCCACAAGGCACAGACAATCCCATTGATATCTGTACCCTGAGATTTACCTTGCCAATTTGGATCAGTTCTCCAGCCAAAGTCAAGAAACTGGGTGTTATCGAACGCATTGTGGCCAGTGTGTTTGATGCCAACGGTGACGCAATCAATGCCATTACCAACAGCGATCTGTTGCTGGGAACAAGAATGGTTTTTACACCTTACAACTATGCAGCAGTATTGATCGGCAACAAAATACAAGTTTTGCGCCAGTCCAGTTCTGTGTATGAACCCAGCAACAACAGTTTGACTGCAACCAACATTGTGCCCAACAGCAATCTACTGTGGCCAGCTGTGATAGGAGTGTACGGAGTTTTGAGGCCGGGTATCAGTCAAATTTTTCTTGAACAGCCCGATGGCAGTGAAGTTGTGGGCACCATTACTCTTGACCCCAACGACGACCGTTTTGTGTTGTACGACCTGGATATTGACACAGTGCCACAAAATACATTGCCCGCAGTGGATGCAGTGATTGACCCACAGGCCAGTGGGCCGTTGAATGGACTAGACAGCGCCATAGAAGGACAGAGATATTTGCTCACTGAATCCACTGGCAGCGGCAGCAACACTTATTCTGCTGATGCTTGGGTCGGAGCCAACGGTCGACCGTTGATTGCTGATGCCAATGACATCATTGAATATGCAGACAATTATTGGCAAGTGGTTTTTCGTGCACAAACACAACCCGAAGGCCAATATGTGACCAACATTACCACAGGTATTCAGTATGTGTGGACTGGCGATACCTGGATCAAAAGTTATCAAGGATTTTACCCTGGAGGCCAATGGAGACTGGTCCTGTAAAAGCAGTGGGTGTGTGGTTCAGAGCCAGCAGCACCAAACGGTATCTTTATCTATTGCGCAATGACCCCAAGCATCCAGGAGCATGGGGCTTGCCTGGTGGCAAAATAGAAGCTGGCGAAACACTGCTGGGCGGTATGGAACGTGAATGCACAGAAGAACTGGGCAGCTTTCCCACTTATCAACGCCTAGTGCCTTTGGAAAAATTTACTTCTGCAGATTCAAATTTTGAATACCATACCTGGGTATGTGCAGTCAAAGATGAGTTCCAGCCTCGTCTCAATCACGAACACATTGGGTACGCATGGGTAGACCAAGGCACATGGCCTAGACCCATGCATCCAGGCCTGTGGAGCACAGTAAACATCGAAGCTGTGCAAGGTAAAATTGACACAGTAGAACGATATTTGGCTGAGTGATTTTTAGGCCTGGCTTTCTTGGAACTGAAGCTGAATTTCGCCCACTGGGCTGGAACTGGTAGACAGTGCAGTGATCTGCACTGCCAACACTTCGGGTCCATTGGGATACACGCCTGTGCCTGGTATGGCACTGGTACCAATCTGTTTGACCGCGTGTAGATCCAAGGTTCCAGAATTTGTGGTACTGATTGGTATGGCAAACAGTCTTTCACCACCAGCGAGTTCGGTGGTAATGGCCAGCACAGTCAGCGTCAAATCATTGGCAGTGGTGCTGCCGCCTAGTAAATTGCCTGTAACTTTCAGCGTGTCGCCCACAGCATAACCTGACCCAGGATTTTGCACAGTGATTTGTACAGTGTTGATGTTATAGGTAGTGCCAGTGGAAGTGAGTTGAACAGTGATATTGGCATTGGCACCTGAACTAGATATGTTGGTCGGAGCCAAATTGGCGAAGGTACGACTGCTGGCAAATGTG